CACCTACACTTGTATAATCTTGTTGAGTCCACCCGCTTAAATCCGTTGTAAAGTCTCCATTAGTAATAGACTCATTACCGCAAGTATCTAACTCATCCCTAACCCATGAAGTGTAAAATGTGTCAATTTCGTTATTAATATTCTGGTCGTAACCCTCACGCCACTCAACAAAAAAGGCTGTGAAGTGGTCAAGGTCAATGCCTCCTGATAATTGTTTATTTACATTAACATCTGATTTTAACACCCCGCTAAATGAGGCTATTATATTATTGTCTGTATCGGGTATAAGTCTAAGCGTTCCAACTTCTTGGATTGGCTTACTTGCGTAATCTACATGATAAGTAGGCAAACCTCCATAAACTTTGACCTCAGCAAAGTAATTATTATAATACTTTTGAATTTTCCCAGTACTGGCATTTGCATCATAAGCCACATATAAAACATGAGATGCCCCTGAAACCTCTTTAACTTTCCAAACTCCATTTAGTGAGTCAACATTACACCCGCTTATTGTTACCGTTTCACCTTCTAATATGTTTGAAGTGCCTACATATGTAATCACTTGAAGAAAACCGCCACTATTAGCAAAAGAACTTATCGCATAATTAGTATCCACTGAATTAACAGGAAACAAATCACTTTCAAACTTGTATTGTATAGGTAAGTTTAAAGCATTCCACGTGCTAGTTTTACCCTCTATTGTTTTACTAGGTCTACTGGTTACTGTTAAAGCCATTGTTTTTAAAATCTTGTATTATAATTACCTTTAAATCTTTTGCTACTCCTTTTTTAAAGTCGTTTATAGGGTCTGATATTATACCTTTAGTACCTCCATTTGGGTTAGTTCTATTTGGTCTAGTTGTATTCCATCCTTCAGCATTAATCTTTCTCCATATTGGATAGAATAATGAATCTGCAATACCTTTTATACGCATCCAACGCTTTAAAGAATCCTTCCAATCCTTAGTGTTTGGATTATCCGTTTTGCCCCTACCATACTCTAAACGCTCTAATACTTTTGAACCTATTAGCTTCACTTTTACTTGTGATGCTGTTACACTACTAATAATCTTTAAGGAGTTCTTAGTCTTTCCACTAGCTACCCTATCATTAGATACTAGGTTGTTTTGGATTGCTACCTTAGTTTTCTCTAATCCTTTCCTTAATATAGTTTCTATCTTCTTACTATCCATTAGTTAGTAAAGTTTTTCCACTTTCTTATAATAGCTTTAAAGTAAGCCTCTCTAAGCTCGTTTAGTTTAATCTCTCTAATCTCCTTATCTGTTTTCTTCTTACTATCCACAATCTACACAGTAATCTATATTATCAGGACTTACAATAGTCATACTCACACCAACACCAACAAGCCCCTCAGCAGTTCTATTTATATTCGTAGTGTTATCAGCACCACCAACTTTTAAACTCCCTAAACTAGGCTTAACCTGTGTCATAGCTGTGATAAAATTACCTGCTATTGTATCCAAGTCAAAATGGTTCTTATTCTTATCTTTTAAACTATCATCAGTATCAGATTCAACCCAAATAACATACCCTGCCGAAATCGTGCTAATACTCATACTAGAAAACGGTACTTGAGAAGTCGATTTAATAGCTTGCGCATCATCTCTTATCCACCAAATCAAAGGTAATGGAGGCTCTTTGTCTATGATATACTGATTCATATCAGAAAGCGAGCCTGTACCATAAGAAAATTGAGCATCAAATCTACTATTGAAGCTCTTTACTATCTCTCTGTTTATATAATCTAATTCTTTAAGTAACATCTATTTATTTTGCTTACTTCTTACAATCTCTTCGTAATCCTTAGTGCATTTGTCTATCCAACTCCTTAGTTGCAACTCATTATAAACCTCATACACCGACAACCCTAGTATCTCTTTCTCCTTTATTAAGTCTCCACCGCTTAATTGGCTGGATATAGTTTTAAACCCGAATACTTTTGGAATCCTATCAAAGCCAGCCAATTTTTGATCATTTGTATAATTTTGGCTTTTGCTCCTACTTTCGTTCCACTTCTCAATTTTTTCACTTTGCTCAAAAAAAAACCACCTGCATTAAATACCTTCCTGCATGGTTGTTCGTTGAACATACCCACACAATCAGCAGCCTTTTTATAATCATACTCACCATCTCTGATAGCTTGATAGTACGACGCACATATTAAAGGGTAGATACTTATTATATCATCCTTATTACTCTCTACCTCGTTCTGTATATCCTTATAAAGACCTACACTAAGTACACCAATATCTTTAGGAAAATTAAAAACCTCATCACCTAATAAAAACACCTCACAATCACTTTCCTCTTCATCCCATTTATTAGACCATGATAGCTTCTCCTCTATCCATACATAAAAATCAGCCATCTCCGGATACTTATTGAAGAAATTAGGATTAACACCCGTAAGTATAGACACCCTTTTTATGGCGCTGCTCTCATTCATAAGCTTATGAAATTGGCTAAATGTTACATCATCCCATGATTCAGGTATTACCGCCTTTATAGGCTTTTGATTAGTTATTTTAATCTCTCTAAATATCATGCAGCTACTATGTTTTTATGACTATCTAAACAAATAAGATAAGGCAGACTTATAAGAACCTGTTGCAATAGCAGCCAAAGCACCAATACACGCCATAGCAAAACCACTTAGTAATACTAAAGCGGTTAATTGAATTATGTAATTAATTGTTTTTTTCATATCTATTTTGTTGTTGTTTTACTTATTTCAAAATACATTCTCATCATTAAATATACAAAATAAAATGAACTATTTAGAATTTAGTTGTTGATTTTCCTATATCAAAATACTCTATTTCCATAAACGCATCCATTACATCTGGAGACTGACCATTGAGATAAGGTTTCTGCTCTGCCTTATCATTAATCCTGAGCTTACCGTCGTAATCTGATTTAGCTTTCTTTATAGCTTTCCTTTCAAATATTAATCTCTGCTTTAAAGTGTCTTTGCCGTCATACATCCTATTTGCTACACTAGGAGGCACATAAATATTACCATTCAATACAGCGTCACCAGACCTATAATAACATTGAGTTTTTAGGTTGGGGTAGTTTTGGTCTTTCCCTTTTACTTTTAAGGGTTTACTACCATTCTTAAACTCCTTTGCATTAGGGATAAACCCATCAACAAATCCACCTACGCCATCATTATCAAATACTATATTACTATTTGTTACCCTGTGTTTTTTAGCTAAGTCTTTTATTTTATCCACTACCTGTTTACCATTGGATTTATTCAATACGGCAAAGTCTATTATTATCCTACCGTCCCAAACAAACACCACAAACTTATCACTCCCTTTTAGTGCAATATCTGCCGTTATACGCCTCACCCCTTTCTTTACGTGTGAGTTCGTGAATATATCTTTGAATTTATCGTAATCATAAATATCAATATCATTAGATGATACCTTCCAATTACCTTTAAGAAGTTGTTTCTTAACCTCTTCTGGTTGTGCATTTAAATTCCCTAAGTAAGATGGATTAACTTTTAGTAATTCTTGATTGTCGTAAATACTACCGCCTATAAACTCAATTGATTTAACAAACTCTTTTGGGTCAATATTGGACTTTTCAATTAATGGTTTTAATGCGTGTGCGCCCTTTTTTATTACCTCCTCTTTAGTGTCTCCCCAAATGTAATTATCATTGTCAACCATAAAATACTGAATCTTTCCCTGCCTCTCAGGTATCGGGTATCCATCTTCACCAATCCACCAGTCTATTAATTCAGCTACCCAGCTATCAGGGTCAGGGTTGCACGTGGCTCTAATGTATGGTTTAATTCCACAAGTTGACCTGTTACGTGTAAGCATATAAAAAAACATCTTCTTTGTGAAGTGTGTTAGTTCATCAAATACAATCAAAGGTATCTCTGAACCCTGCCAATCGTAAATGTTCTTTTCATGTTCTAAGTGAGAAAATTTAATCTTTGCGCCTCCATTAAAATTCCATTCTAGTATTGAGTTTTTAGGTTCTGCCCCATCTATTAATGTATATAGCTTTTGAGAGGCATCCCATAATCCCCCCTCTGCCCTTATCATTGGCGACGTCCTTCTAAAAAATACAGCTCCAAAATCCTTTTTGCCTATATGTCTTATCGGCTCTAGTAATAAACAAAAGGTTTTACCAACCCCAGCAGCACCGCCGCCAATAACAATATCAGCACTAGAACCTAGAGCATTTAACTGATACCCCTCTTGCGGTTCTATTACTTTATTCTCTGTCATTATTTGGGATTTTAAACTCCGTTACGATACTCAAAGGCTTCTTTTCATCTCCTACTAATTCAGTCCTAGCAAGTTTGGGTTTAAAGAACTCAATCAAAGCATTGAACTTATCCATAGCCTTTAATCGTACATCCGTATCTTCATGAGTCATCAGATCAATTAGATTCTCTTGATAGGCTTGTATCCCATCATTAGCAAACCACTCACCTATCTCATTCCAGATTGCAGTCTTTTTTCCTATTGCCCCTTTAGGTTTTCCCTTTGGGTTTCCACTTTCTCCTTTTTTAAATGGCATATGTAAATAATTGTAAATTACAATAAATATACTAAATTATATTGACATATTAAATAGTGCAATATAGTACACTTATAACTTTACTTTTTTACTATCTTGTAAGGTTATCGCTTTACAAGTGCAATATAGTACACTATCTAACAAAGTCTATAATTGAATTGTTCGTTACCTCACAACTACGCTTGACGCTCAATATAGACGGGTGTTGTAGTGCATTAAAACGACACCACAACAACGTATAAACAAAATACACTCATTTACGCTTGTACCTGTCAACGTGCATATCATCATTATAAAATCTATAATTATTATTAAGGTAGTCAGTAAAATCACTTTGAGATTTATCTACACAAGTACCTACTTCAATACATAACATTTTTCGCTGTACTTTACCATAATAATAATATTTTCCTACTTCTATCTTTTCTGCTTTCATATCATTCGTTTTACTTTGTTTATACAATTCGTTATTCATGTATTACCTCTTCTAAATACTCTATTGTTACATCACCTGCATAATCAATATAGATTCCCTCTAAAGCTATCAACTCTATTGTGTTATCATCACAGTTGCCTATCCTTTGAAAGCCTACTAAATTACCCATTAGATTACAGAAGTAGTAATAAGCATCTTCTGGCCTAGTCATATAAACAGCAGCACCGTATCGACTAGAAGTAACATCTAAATAGTCCCCTACCTCTAAGCTGTTTAATGTTATTCTTACATGGTTAGTAACTACTGTTACCGGTACTACTGTTCCTTGTGGCGCTACCTCTTCATTCTCTTTGCAACCCATCATACCTAGTACGATTAAAGCTATTATTATTATCTTTTTCATAGTCTTAAATTAAATCAATTAGTTTTGGAGGTGAGTATGTTGATGGTTTTAATATTTTACCCATATCATTCATCTCTATATTGCCCCCCTGTAACTTTGTTAAATTGCTTCGGTGTATCTCATCCATTATTATATCTTGGATGTCCTCTAATCCATGTTGTGCAATTATGCCACTTAGTACGTACTGCATATCAAAGATGGCATCTGTAACCAAAACAAACCGCTCCCTTTCGGATACTTCTTTACTGTCTAAGTCATAAGCCGCCTTAAATTCCCAAAGCTCCTCTTGTAGTAGTTTAAACATTCTAACACTTGCATCTCTATGTATTAAAGTAGGGCTGTTATTTACTTCTACTGGTGCGTGTTCGTTGTTTTTTACCTGAGCTTTGTTTACTGGTGTGTTCCACTCTTTCCCAATTATTTTAGCGTAGTTTTTCATCTTCTTGAATTTTAATATTACCTTTTTTTAATTCTTCCATTAGTCCAGTGAATAGAGTTAGACTGCTTGTTGTCATGGCATCTAGTACGACTTCAGAGGCTTTCACCATCTCGTTTATTATCTTTTGCGTGTCATCATCTAATTCAGTGTAAAGTTTATTAATTGTAAACTCGTTTTTTTCTTGCACTCTTGCTAGTAAGTTTCTATGTTTTTTGTTAAACATCAAAGTACCCTCTAG